CCTGTCTTAAACTCACGGTCTGCTAGACCATCAATGTTATCTGCTATCTTGGTAGTATCCATTAGTTCTCAAACTCCATATCACCACCAGAACTTTGTAGACTCTTTAGTTGTTCTAGCTCATCTCGTAGCTTCTGTATCTCTAACCTACGTTGTGCTAACTCTATCTGATATAGGTCGTCACAGTTTATACGAGCCTTTGGTTTATCTAGTGGTATAACAATCCTAGCGTACACGCCAATATCTTTACCCCTGCTATTTGTATCTAAACCTGATAGTACACCTGTTACACCGTACTCAAGGTTTACACCCCCACCAACAGCATTACTGCACCTCATGTTACCAGTGGAAAATGAGTCCGACTGATAGTTCATAGGTGGGTTAGGTAATGCTAATGAAAGGGAACTACTATCTGCTACAGCAGAACTAGCTACAAAACAAAGGGTAAATAATAATCTCATGCGGGTTCACCATCTAATCTCGAACATATCCTAGAAGAAACAAGAGTTCTAGACTTGCTAGTCTTTCTTACTTTTGATGTAGTACATAAGTATACAGCTTCGTCCATATCAGACTTACGTATATATACATCAAAAGACTTTCTTTCTTTGTATCCTATGTTTATAATTCGGTATGAGGATGCAAAAGGTATGTTCGTCCAGTTTAAATCAAATAACTCTATCTGATACCATTCTATCTCTTCCCTAGAGTTAAACAGAGACATCTCTACTTTAACTACCCCAGCTACATGAGAGGGTTTAACAATAGGGTAAGCTGGTGTCATCTCGTGAGCTGAGGTGGAAAATGACCACAATAGAAAAAGTACTATAAGCCTATTTAGCAATACAACTAGCCTGTACTAATGCAGTATAGACCCCTCCGACGAAAGGTTTAGATGAACCGTAAGTAGCACTTGATGCAGTAGAAAACCATGTTGAACCTGCGAGTGTTAGATCAAAGATTGTTGTGTTTTCCACCACTACCTTAGCGGCTTCATAAGCTGACATACCAGCAACAGATGTTTGTGTTACGCTTGTGCTACCTGTCCATGCAACTGTATCATTCAAAGTAGGAGAAGTACTAAAAGATGTTGGGTGTGTTATGTTAGCTGTGTAGCTGTCTGCTAGAGATACATCGAACCTGATTACAGGTAGTACTCCACCATCAGCAGGTGTAGTGCTTAACTTACTAGCTATAGGGTTTCCGTAAACCCCATCTTTAGTTGTTTGTATTACACACTTAGCTTCTACAGTACCTGTTATTGGTACGTTTGCTAGTGCAGGTAAAGCGAATAGGGATAGTGCTGTTACTAGATACTTCATATTAAACCTCATTTATCATACTGCATATCGACCATTTGTTCGTGCAGTATCTGTTGTGCTAAATTATTTCTTAGGGCTTTCTTGTTGTCAGGTATTGTACCATCTTGTAGTCCAGCCGCATCATTTAATGTACCACCATTTATATTGGCATTATAGTACATAGCGATATTAGTTTGTTGGTTAATAGCCATGATAATGTCATCTTGACCTTGTGCCTTAAATAGAGTTAGAGCATTAGCAGATGCTGTTAGACCCATCTCTATACGTGTATCTTCTTCTTCCTCTTCTTCAGAGAGTATTAGCTTACCGTCTTCGTCGTACTGGAACTCCTCAGCCTCTAGTGTATCAACTACAGAGTCATCTTCTAGTGCATCATATACAACTACTTCTGGTAACTCTGGCATAGGTTTTACATAACCAGCACATGATGGATCAGACTGTGGGTCATAGCATTTGTCTACCCTGTAGGTATATATAACAACTGCATCTTCCACTCTGCCCTCTCCCTCCACTTCAATCGAACCTGTACCCCAAGATGAAGCTGGAATGTTTGAAACTGGAAACGACTTTACAATGGTATTACCAGCTACCCCCGACCAGTCATCTGTTTCTCTGAAGATATATCCATCACCATTAGCATTAAGATTACCAACGTGTACCTTCATGTCTGCATCTGGATCTTTTATTGTAGTGTATCTATATAGAAGTCCGTTTATGTCTACACCAGCAATGCTAGGTAAGATACTATCCATACCCCAACCTAGAGAAACACTAGCGGCATTACCTGTTGTCCCGTATGTATAAGGTTCAGAGTAACAATAAGAAGGCAAGGCTACTAAAAATAACACCCAAGCCAATCTTTGTCTCACCATTTTCATCGAACATCCTCTCGATTACATTTTTCTGGTCGCGTTCTATAGCTTCCTCAACTGCTTCCATTTCCCAAGCTAACCTAGCTTTATCCCCCACCAATCCATCCTTGGGGCAGGGAGTCCCCGCGTTGAGCATGGCTTCAAACACGCGAGAATCCTGACACATTACAGATACTGCGGCTACCTTCATTCCCATGTCATACATGGTTTTAGCGTTCTTGAGCTTCTCACAGTTCATGTCACGTACTGTACGACCAGCAGAGATACCAAGTATCTGTGTTTGCACAGCACCCGCTACACCTACAGTACATAAGTCAGAGTTACTTGCACTTATCTGTGGTGATATAGCAGAAGGTGGTGGACTATTGATTGTAGTCTCCATAGCTCCATTAGAAGTTATTGTACTGTTAGTGTCGGTTTTGATTGTATCGTCAGCATATACAGTACTACCAATTAGTAGGGTAAGTAGTATAAGTAAGGGTTTCATTTTCTCTCCACGAGTCTATCTATCTTTTCCTCTATTCTATCAAACTTACTCATTATTTGACTAAGCACTTGATTTGAGTCAACCTTAGTGACATACTCTTCTCTAGTTCTGTTTAGTAATATACGAAGTCTACTTAACTCTATTACATAGCCTCTTAGAACGAAGCCAATAAAACCAATACCTAAAGTTAATACACTACTCCACAGGTCAGTCATTTCCATTATCTCAGTTCCGCCCATCTTGAAAAATAGCCAACTATTTTGTAATAGTGTTGGTCAGGAATAACTGCGGAAACGTGGGTAAAGTCACCACCAGCAATTATTCCATCTAACCCTATATACGTAGTTCCATCTGAAGATACTTGAAGAGGTTGTGATTCAGAATTATTCCAGTTGGCCATAATAGCTACCATAATTGGTCTACCTGTAAGGTTTCTGTAAGGTGTATTATTTGACCTCCCTGACGAAGTAAAATCTTGCCAAGTTTGATTTACCCCAAAAGCGTTAGCGTCATAGTAAGTTTCTATAGCACTAGTAAGTTTAGCTGGAGATATTAAACTCTCAATTATTCCTGTACCTGTATTCCAAGCACTTGCTAACTGATCTCCTAGAAGACCAGTCGTTGATCCACCTGATGTAACTAGGTTAGTGTCGTTTAGTATAGAAATTACACCTGTTGATTGGTTTATATAGATAACATCTATCCAAGTACTATCAGTCTCATCTCTCATCTTAAGTAAGTTATTGGTTGTATCGTACCAAAACATATTAGCATAAGTTGTTGAGGGGGCTGAAGCCCCACTGTTATTACTAGCAAGGGCTTTAAGTCCATTGTTTATATCAGAACGTGCGCTACTGGCAGTTTGATTAGCTATAGAAAAGTCATGTTGTGACATATATTAGTACTCCACTGTGGCACTTAGTGCCGATATATTAGGGGTTATTTTCGGGCCAGTATTAGAAAGGGTAGCTCTAAACTCTACAAACCTACCTACTACCTCTCCAGAAGCATCTACGAAAGATGCACTAGCTAAGTTAGATACTGTATCTGCGGCTCTAGCTTCTACTACAACAGCGTAGTCTGAGAACTCTGCATCTTCATCAGTCCAAGTATCAAAGTTGTTAGGCCAAGTATCCCAGTTATTAGGTATATCGTCCCAATTAACTTCTCCGTTAACAGCATCTTGATGTTTACGAGCTACAGTAATAGCATAAGATAATCTAACTGTACGAGATGTACCTACATCAAAGTAACTATTTCCATCATGGTTAAAATCGTAGACCCCAGTGGAATTTGCGTTAGCAAAGCTAGTCATAAATAACTTACCACCAGATACGGTTAGGTTACTCTTAGACCCACTAAAGTTTGGATCTTCTGTGTCTGTATCAGACGCACCTAGTTGTGGTAATTCACTACCTGCAATAACAACAGCAGTTGCTGTAGTACTCTCGTTGCCTGTCTTATCTACAGACGACACAAAGAACTTACCCGCAAGGGCAGGGAAGGAAACAGACGTAGCTGGTCTAGCAATCTTATCTACTTTTACTAGAGTAGAAGCATCTCCAAAGTTAGCTGAGGAGTTTGATGAGTAGTAAAGTTTATAGTGTGATAAGTCTAAAGCAGTAACTGGCGACCAGTTAAAGAAGGCAGTACCCCCCGATAGTAAATGGGTTAGGTTAGTAGGTGCAGAAGGCGGTGTAGTATCGTGTGTTACGTTAAAGGTAGTTGTAACTGTAGTACCTTTGTAGCCAAGAGCATTAACAGGTGTAACTGATATAGTATAGTTTATAGCTGGCTCATTTACTTGAGGAGCATCTATACCTACTACTTCAAACCTACCTGCTGTAGTACCTTCGTTAACAAGAATAGCTTGACCTACAGATTTAAATACTGTGTCACTTGTCTTCTTATATTTAACTATAACTGATTCTACACGCTCTATCTCACTTGACGTTGCTTCTATAACAAGGACGTTAACAACACTTTCGTTAACTTCTCTATACTCTTTACTTACAGTAACACCAATACTAGGTACATCGTAGTAAGGCAATAAGTTAGTGTTGTTATTAATAATATCTTGTTCGTCTGATTCATTAAATCCGTATGCCGAAGAGCTACTCTCTCTTAATGTCATAGAAACTCTTAAGTCTCCACTTTCTACATTAGGAGAAAGTCTCCAATCAGTAACTTCAAACGTCTTCTCATTACCTGTGGTCCAACCATATCTGTCGTTCCTAAACTTAATAAAGTCACCAACCTCAATGTCTAGAGCATTTAATCCAAACTCTGCACTAAGGGTAAGTTGTTCACGGTTTCTAAACAACATCTGCTTTGCAAGTCTCTGAGCCGCTATAGAATTAGTAGTGTAAGGTAATGCTAGATCTAATATAGATTCAATACCATTATCTTCAGCCAGAAAAGCACTAGAATTAATTTGAGGATAATCAGTGCTAACGTAACCTCCGTCACGGTCTACAAATGTACCTCTTACTGCATTAAAGTTATTTGCTATAGACATTTTAGTATCTAGTGAAATTCCACTTCTAAGGTCATCTAACGTAAGTATCTTAGTAGGGGCAACAAAAGCACCAGCAAACAGTCTCCAAGCTCCCGCACCCCAGAATAAAGTTCCCGCTAATGAGGTCATCATTTCCCGTAGTACAGAACCAGAGTTTTGACTTGCTTGTACTATGCCATTAATAGTATATTGTTTTGAGCTATCAGATAGCACTGTAGTATCTTCACATACAGACGCTGCTTCCTCAAAGGTAGCATAGTCAATACTACTATCTTCTAAGCCATAATCTGAAGATATAAAGTCTCTTATTATCCAAGCGGCGTTATCAGTCCAAACAGGAGTTTGGGCCACACCGTTAATTGTAGTTACTACCTTCTTACCTTTTACCACAGCAGTTACTGTAGGCAAACCACTAGAGAAAACATCTTTGTCATATTCAAACCTACAATAAATGTAAGCTATACCTTTACCTACAAAATCAGATGTTAAACTGGCAACCTCGCTGTGTAAAGTTGTAGCTAAAGATTGTGTAGAGTTGGCAAAAGAATCATTAGCACTTGTTTGACTTCCATCGTGTATGTATATTTTAATCTTGTTATCCCAAGTACCAGTAGTAACATTTTCGTTAGTCATTTGTACTATAGCTTCGTTAAGATATATATCTTCTATACTATCTATCTCGTGTCCAGCTAAGGATATTATCTGGTGTAGGATTTTATTGTTACCACCAGTAACTTCTTGGAAAGTAATTGTGCCACCTTTTCTAGCTTTACCATAAACAAACTGCATAGGAGCTAGTGCGTTCTTACTGTTAACCTGTAGACCATTAGAGTTGTTAGGGTTCAAATCAGGCTTTGGGGTTAAAGCTGTTATTAAGGCTGTTGTTACCATAGACAGGGCAACATAAGTTAAAGCATAAAATGTATAATAAACTACTCCACCTGCGGCCGCCCCAGTTGCTAGAGTTAGTGCTGTTGCTATTGCAGTCACAGGTTCTCTAGGTGCTACCTCAAACGACCTGTTGTGCCTTAATACGTTAAAAGGAGTGTTGTGTTTATTTATCGACATACCCAAGCACTTTCTACATCTTCAATGTTTAATCTTGTTAAGCCTTCCATGTTAAGGAAGACAGCCCTAGAGCCGATGGAAATACCTAGAGCAACTCCAGTTATCCATCTACACCCTACTCTAGTTGTCACTAGACTACCAAATACAGGTCTTTCAACTTTAGTTAGTTTAGTAGCTAACCCTTCATCTAAAGAGTTAAAACCAAAATCATCTCTTACACTTCTTGGACCTTTAGGATGTACACCATTACTTTGCATGTACAAGCCTTCCCAATCATCAGCATAACCTACACCGTACATAGCTCTAAATGCACCGTTAGTAAAAGTAAAACAATCATGTACACCCCACTCAAAGGGTATACCTATCATTTTATCTAAATAAGAGTTTAATTCTATTTTCCCCATACTACTTTTTGATCTTGCATTGATTGTACGTAGGAAAAGAAAGTATCTCCATCATATCGGGATTGATGATTTTCATTTGTGTATCTCCAGCCACTAGGTCGTTCTAGCTCTATTAATTTACTCTCTACTGTTAAGTTGATTGTGCTTGACTCTGCTTCATCAACTATAGTCATCTTATCCATCTTACCAGAGAATATTTCTACAACAGATGAATCACTTTGTTCACCTAAGTACATTCTCATTACTCTTCTCTGATAAGGCTCTTGTAGAGCTAAAGAAACTATAGAGACAGGTATCCCTGATAGAGTTAGATCTACAGACTTAGCGGATAGATCTCCTACTTCTTCTAGATCACCAATAGTAAGTAAATTACCTGTACCTGTAAATACTTGATTACTGCCTTGTACATTAATAGTTCTATCACCAATACCAGTCCACATACGTAGAGGACCAATCTCTGTGGTATTACCGTACACATCTATAGCAGTTCTACTATCAAACATGAGTTCTACAGCGAAGTAGGGTTGTATACTATCTCCAATAAGAGCAGACAGTAGTGAGGAAGGTATCGCTCTACTCATCCTACTACCTCCATAGCCCCAAAGGATATACCAAAGAAACTTGCATTGTTAACCGACCAAGAAGTCTCGTTAGCTGATAACCTAAAGACCCCAGCGGAATTAGTTAGGTCAGCTGATACACTTGATCTAGCTTTCCTTAGCTTAGGCCATATCTCTAATGTACCATCTCCAGATTGATCTTGTAGTACTTTATGTAGAGTAGCATCTGCGGCAGTACCTAGTTGTATATAATCACCAGCTTTAAGTGTACCAGTCATAGTTACAGCCACAGAACTAGCACCTACAGCACCTGTTATAACAGCAGACGTTGCAGTACCCCTCACAGTCTTAGCTGAGGGGTCGTTAAGTAGGAATGTACCTGTCATACCCTTTAAGCTCATCAGGAAGCTAATCCAAGCCTCTGCATCGTCTCTATTCAAAGGTGGTAAACTAATATCAGCTTCCCACATTTGTCCATCATAAGATTGTGTCTGTTGCTTATAAGTAAAAGGAGACATAGATACAGCAACTGTATTCTTAGCTCTTAGTTCAATACTAGCCATACCAATGTTAGTAGGTAAAGCAAGTGGGTAAGAAATAGCCATTATGCCATCGCCCTTCCATAGCTACCACCACGTCTTTTAGCATCTAGTACTGCACCTTTAGCACTGTCCGCAATCTGTGGCATCATTTGTCGTATCTCAGCACGTACAGTTTGTTGTACACCTGTCGATACATTTATGTTTTGTACGACAGTAGTTGAACTGCCCACACTAGAGTTAGGTGTTATAGTTCCTGACATTGCAGGGGTAAATAATTCTGGTCCACGTTCACCAACAATGTATCTACCTCCAGCGGAAACTGGACCTCCATTAGCGGCTGGCTTGGGAGCAGAGAAAGAACCTGCTGGTGCTGGACCTGAGCCACCTATTGCTCCTGTAATCAGGCCTGTAATTTGTTGTACGACATAGATACGATATAACTCTTTTATAATGTCTACTGCCATAGCTTTGAAGGCATCTTTAACAGACGTAGTTCCATCTATCATTTTCATCATGGCACTCTCTATTGAACTTGAGAGAGAGTCACGAACCATGTCAGCTTTTGTCTTAAGCTCTTTTAAGTTTTCTTTAGCTATCTTAGTTCCAAACTTAAAGTACTCACCTAAGTTAAAGTCCCCTAATTTTGCTAGAGCTTCCATAAGGTCAGAAACAGATGTCATAGGATCTTGTATAGCTTTATTGAGTATATCTAAATCAGCTTTTGCATCTTGTACTGCGGATTTAGCGTTAGCTATATCTTTCGTTATCCTATCACTTCCGTAAGTATTCTTATCTACTTCCTTATAGGCTTCCATGAATGCCCTAGCGGATCTTGCCCCTATCTGACTAAAGGTGAAGGTGGAATGCTTCTCGACTTTATCTAATTT